ACCAGCTCCACCAGCAAATGGGTTAGCAACCATGCCGTAACGAGTCTTGAACCCGATACGTGGCTGGAAGTCTTCCTCACCAACTGCACGAACCATTGTTAATGGAACGTATGGACAATAGAACATACCAGCATCGTAAGGATTAGTACCACGATAACCAACAGTTACGTAATCGCGAGTTGCATAAGGATCAATATAAACCTTAGTGCGACCGTTGAGTACACCAGCGAAAGTAGAACCAGTATCGTCTACGTTCAGGTTAGCAGAAAGTGCAGGAGTGTAATCCAACAGACCAGCTGCGGAAAGAGCAGTAGCTACGTCAGAAGAACAAACAATGAAGTTACCCTTGCCGCGACGAGTTTCACGAGCAATAGTATTAGCTTCACGATCGATCTGAACCATCAGACCTTTGAACTTCTCAACTGACCAACGACCATCTGAATCAGTTTCAACGTCGAATACGCCGTTAACTGCAGTGTTTGAAGTTTGTGCACCAAGCTTAGCTTTTACGTTGATAGTACGAATAACTTCACGGTTGATTTCAGCCAAGATCTCAGTTGAAAGGATGTTAGCCAATTCGCTTTCAGCGTCTAAGCCGTGGATCGCTTTCAGATCTTGTGCCAATTCCATGGTGTATTCAGCCTTGAGCGCACGAGTCTTAGCAGTTACGCTAGTCTTCTCGATGCTGAAAGCCATTTCAGCCATAGCTGCACCAGTGTTAGATAATGCTTCACCATCAGCAGTAGCTAAACCAGTACCAACGTCGAATGAATCTTCAACGTCATCAGTGTTTGCGTCAGTACCTGTAGTACCAACAGCGGATGAAGAATCACCACCGTGAGTACCAGTACCAGAGAATGTAGTATCAGCTTCGTCGAAAAGAGCTTCAGTACCACCCTGAGTGCTGTACTTGCTCTTCATGGCGAAGATAAGACCAGTAGGACCAGACATAGGCTGAACACCAGCTACGTCATAAGCCATAAGGTTAGGCATAGCACGACGTACTAAAGAGATCAATACTGGATCCCAGTTAGCCATGTTGCCAGTTCCCCCAGCAGTAGCGTTAGCAGCAGTTTCAGTCATGAAACCCATTGCACCACGCTCTTCGCTAAGAGCTTTTTCTTGGTTTTCAAGAAGAACTGCAGTTACAGATCTCTTGTACTTGTCATCAATTGAAGGCAGATCAGAGTGCTCAAGAATTGGAGCCCACTTTTCTGCAATTTTATCTGAATTAAACATTTAGGTTATACTCCCAAAATTATTTTAAGGTTCTTTTTATTGCTGTTGAGTATCGAGCCATAGATGCAGAAAGTTCAACTTCTTCACTTTCTTCATTCATAGGTTCAATCTCTTCAGTGTTCTGTACAATTGGTTTTGCAAAGTAAGATTCTTTGATTGTTGATACCTTCTTTAAGAAAGTTTCAGCATCTTCAAAATCTACTTCTTCAACTAAGCCCTTCAGTTTTTCAACTTCAGTTTCGGCCAAGCCTTTAGAAGCCTGTGCAATGATTTCTGCGCGTTGGAACGCTTGTACCGATTCATTAAGACGAATATTTGATTCAGTTTCCTGAGTCAAAGTTTCTTCAAGCTCTCTAACCTGATTTGCTAAATCATCGACTAAGTCAACTTTAGACTCAGGTACTTCGATGTAATGCTCAACAAATACGCCTTTAAGTGCTTCCATAAATGATTCGGAGATTTCGTTGCGTAAACCGTTTTCTACAGCTAATTTATTTTCTTCCATCCAACGCTCAACAACGTAGTTTAAGTAACCATCTACTTTGTCAATCATTGTGGATTTAATATCGGCTGTTTCTTCTTCAAGAGAAACTTTATATTCCTCTTCAAGACGATCGATTTCTGCAGATACCTTAGACTTTACAGCTGCTTCAAAAATAGTAGCTGCTTTTTCTTGGAATCCTTCAGAAAGTGTTTCATCTCCTGAAACTAAAGCAGTTAAATCAGCTTCAAAATCATATGATTCTGCAGTTGATCCTTTTGCCACTGTTTCATCTTCATTTACGTCTACAGATTCTTCAACTTCTTCTTCATCATCATCTTGCGCCATTAATTTATCATAAGCAGCTTGAAGATCTGACTTATTCATCTTAGACATTTCTTTATACATAGCATTTATCATGCCAGATTTAGTAGAAGGTGCTGCTGATTCTTTAACAGCTTTCTTTTCTTCAACGTCATCGTCGTCATCCTCATCATCTGAGTCGTCGTCGTCTTCGTCGTCGTCGTCTTCTTCCTTGGCGACTTTTTTACCTTCTTCTAACTCATCAGCATCTTCCGCGATGGTTTCCTCGTTCTCAACTTCAACGTTTTCCTCGAGGGCTTCATCTTGGAGCTCAACTTCTGAAACGTCTTCAATTAGATCATTGATCTCTTCGGACATATATTACTCCTTGATAATTAGAGTTAAAGTTTTGAGAGGAAATCGTGCCACACCTTTAACTGCGTTTCCGCAAGTTGGGATGAAGATGCTTTTTTGATTTCAGTCTCATATTTTTCAACTTCTTGTGCTTTTAGAATACCATTTTCCCAAATCCATTCAACACCTTCCATAATCCCATTTACGAAGGCTTGCGGAGCTGAGGGATCTTGGACAATGTCAACTGTCGCTAAGACGAAGTCGTTTCCGACGTAATTAGCTCCATTCTTGTGCACAAGCGTACCCATACCACGACTAGAAACACCCAATTGAACACCACCTTCGACCAAACCTTTTACGATTTGACCCATAGGAGTATCTAATACGGATG